GGTGTAATACAAAAACCAGGTAGTTCTTTTACTGTTAGTGGTTCTACAATTACATTTGCTAGTAATCTTGCTACAGGGGATGTTATAGATTTTATTCAGATACTTGGTGATGTTCTTGATCTTGGTACACCTAGCGATGCTACAGTTTCAACTGCTAAGATAGTTGATGATGCAGTTACTACTGCAAAAATAAATGCTAATGCAGTTACTACTGCAAAAATAAATGCTAATGCAGTTACATCAGCTAAATTAAATAATGATATTATTTCTGGTGCTACTGAACTTGCAACAGCACCTGCAGACACAGATGAATTTTTAGTAAGTGATGCAGGAACAATTAAAAGAATTGATTATTCTTTAATAAAAGGTGGTGGTATTACACAAGCAGATCAATACAGATTATCTGCTGATCAATATAATGACACTAATCCTCTTTCTTCAAATATAGAAAGAGTTGATACAGATGGTTTTGGTAAAATTGGAACTGGTATAAGTGTAAGTTCAGGCACATTTTCATTTCCTGAAACAGGTATTTATTTAGTAGAGGGTGTTGCTCTTACTTATACTGGTCAAAATAATCAAATTACTCTTCATGTTATGACAACAACAGATAATAGTAGTTACAATGAAGCATCTAGAGCTATGGCTGAACATAAAGGATCTGGTTACGCATGGACAACAGTAGGTTCTAGATTTATGTTTGATGTTACAGATACTTCAACTCATAAAGTTCAATTTAAAACTTCTGGTACTGGTGGTGGTGCAGTTTTTGGAGATACAAATTCTAATCGTACTTTCTTTACTTTTATAAGATTAGGAGATACATAAAATGGATAAAGATTATTTACAATTAGCTTTACATAGATTTAATAATGGAAAAAATTGGTATGGTTGGAAAACACATGATGATGAAGGAATTAAAATACCAAATAAAGATCGTATGCAACATAAATATATTAAAGTTATAATTGAAGGTGCAACTATACCTAGTGAATCTGATCTTAATGCTATGATACAGACTATAAAAGATGAAGAAACAGTAGCAGCTAATAAAAAAATATCAGGCAAACAAAAGTTAAAAGACTTGGGATTAGATGATGACGAAATCCAAGCATTGATGGGAGCATAACATGGCAATAATTAAACCAAACAATAATACATTATCAGACATAACAAAATTTAAAGTTTTGCAAGTTTCATCTCAAGTAAGAAATACAAGTCAGCAAACTATTGCAACAACAACCTATACTGATTTAACATCTTTAAGCATAGCTATTACACCTAGCTCAACATCTAGCAAAATATTACTTAAATGTTTTGTTCATGGTGTTATTGCAACTGCTGAAGGTTTTGGATTACAATTTTTAAGAGATTCAACAAGTGTTTGCAAAACTGGTAATACAAGTGCTTTTTTTGCAGCTCATCAAACTGGTGCAACTGATGTTCTTCAAGTTGTACCTTTTCATTATATTGATAGTCCATCAAGCACAAGTTCAATAACTTATAAAGTACAAGCTGCAACAAGAAATGGTGATGCTGTTGTATTTAATGATGGTTATCACTCAAACTTTTATTTAATGGAGATAGCAGGATAATGACAATAGCAAAAGCAATAAAAAAAATAAATCCTAATGCAGAATTTAAGTATTCAGAACAAAATATTGATACTATTGAATGGTTAAATGAAACAACACCTATTTCAAAAGCTGACATAGAAGCTAAAATGAATGAAATAGGTACTGAATCTAATTATGCACAACAAAGAAGAAATGCTTATCCACCAATAGGAGATCAATTAGATATGCTATGGCACTCAATAGACAAAGACCCACAACTTAAATCTAAGTATTTTGATTTTTACGAAGCTATTAAAGGAGTCAAGGTAAAGTACCCTAAAAATGGCTAATATTTATAAAAATGCAGGATTTAATTTAAGCACAACTAATTTAACTACGGTTTATACCGTACCAACTAATAGAACCGGTATTGTTAAAAGCATACAAATAAACAATGATGACGCTTCTGCAATACAAACAGAAATATTTGTAACGGACACTTCCGCTAGTACAACATATAAAATTTATCACAAAGATTTAGCGGCAGATACTACCGATAATGGTGTTGTTGCACCTTTGGTTTTAGAATCAGGGGACATATTAAAAATACAAGTTGCAACGGCTAATAAAATTGAAGGTGTAGTAAGTTACTTAGAAATATTTGATGAGAAGAGTGCTTAATTATATTGTTGTTTTAGGCAATAATATAATATATTTATGGAATTAGTAAGAATACCAATATCAGAACTTGAAAAAGTCTGGCCTATTGTAGATAAAGACATAAAGAACGCTTTAGCTTATTCAAGTCAACTAACAGATTCTAGTTTTGTTTATGAAACAGCAAAACAAGGCAAGTTTCAAGTTTGGGTTCTTTGGGAAAAAAACAAAGAACAAGCAAACGAAAAATATTTTGGTGTTGTTGTTACCGAACTAATTAAAAGAAAATTAGGTAAAGTTTGTCATATCTACATTATGACAGGTAGGCAACGTCATAAATGGCAGTATCTTATTAAAGATATTGAAGACTTTGCTAAACAAGAGGATTGCACAATGATGGAGTTAATTGCAAGACCTGGTTGGCAAAGAGTTTTAAATAATTTTGGGTACGATAGAACCCATGTTGTTTTAGAAAAAAAAATAGAACAAGAGGAGAAAAAATGAGTTTTGGCGGAGGAAGTTCAGGCGGAAGCACAACAAACACAGGTGTTCAACCTTATGCACCTGCAGAACCGGCGTTACAACAAATTATAAGTGAAGCCGGAACATTATATAATCAAGGCGTTGGGGCTTCTGGTTATGTTGCACCTACACAGCAAACATTAACAGGCCTTGCACAACAAGAGGCTATGGCCGGTGCAGCTAATCAACAACTTGCAGATACTTTATCCGGTAAATTCTTAAATCCTTTTTTATCGCCGTTATTACAAAAGTCGGCGGCAGATATTGCAACAAGTGTTAATCAACAATTTTCAGCTGCCGGACGTACACCTGGTTCGCCAATGTCCCAACAACAAATCGCATCACAAGTAGCACAAGCTGCTTTACCTTTAGCATTTGGCGAATACGGACAAGAAAGAAATAGACAATTAAATATTGCTTCAAGAGCTCCGTCATTATTTACAACCGGACAACAATTAGAAAATTTAACAAGACAACAAAATCTGGCACCTTTACAATCCTTGCAACAATACGCAGGGTTAGTATCGCCGATAGCGGCAGGTTTTCCTGTAACAACTAATCAAGTAACAACAAGAGCTAATCCATTATCAACAGCGTTAGGTGGTGCCGTAATGGGTTCTGCAATTCCTGGAATTGGACCTCTTTTGGGTGGTGGTATTGGTTTCTTAGGGGGATTATTATAATGGATAAAATTAAAAAAATAATTTTTGATATTGAAACAAAGATTAATACTAAACCTAGTAAATGGATTTTTGGTTTAGCTATACTTTTTGTTCTTTCAATATATATGTAAGGAGTTTTCATGGGTTCAAGATCAGGTTCAGATTCTGGCGGAGGCGGTAATGACATGCAAGTTTCTGGAATGGAAGCTGCTTTATCTACCGAAAAAGGAATAAGCACAGCGGCTGATACTAGAGTTTCAAATACTTCTTTTAGCAGATCAAATGATGAAATAGTTGGTAGAAATGAAATTGATTATGTTGATAATCAAGGCAATCTAAGAACAACTACTATTGGTTATGGGGAAGGTCAAGTTGATCCAAATTTAGCACAAGCAAGACTAGGTGCAGATACTTCTACCGTAGGTATTGCTTCGGACGCTGGTATTGATAGAAGCGGTAATTTTAGAGGTGGTGTAAATAGAGATTATTCGGATTCCGAAATAGAAAAAGGCTATACAGATGACGGCCAAATTTTGGCAAATGTCAATGGTACTTACATGACCAAATCGGAAATGTATAACAAAGGTATTATTGAAAAAGACCCTGTTACCGGTAGAGATGTAATGGGTAGAAATACGGTTGACCCTGATACTGGGGAACTTGTAAGAACCGATTTATCTTTCAAAGAACACATGGCTAATAGCCCTGTAAGTTTTAGCCCATTGTTATCTGCGTTGTATGCTGGTGCTAAAAACCTACAAGAATATAACGCTAGAAAAAATTTTATGGGTTTTAACGAAGCCGGACAAAGAGGAAAGTTAGGTAACGCAAGTTTAGGTTATGGTGCTTCAAATGATAGTGATAGAATTACCCCTATAAATACCGGCGATAGTGATAGGGATAATATGAACTTTGTAACCCCTGCTTTATCGTATGCTGTTGGTGGTTCACAACCACAAGCATCTATGGTAAGTAACTATCAATTTGCTAATACAAATATGTCAGATGTGCAAAAGGCGTATGATCAGGCTAAGAATAACTTAAATATGATACTTACTCCCACAAATCAGCAGTTTGGCTATTCTGACCCCCCATACGGCGGTTATACAATGGCAGATTTGACTAATAACCCTTTTAATATAGATTATTTGAAAACAAGAGGATTGATATAATGTTTGATAAAAGATTTAGAGAAATGTTGATGATGGACTTCGCAACTAAGAATCAAGGTAGCGGAGTGTTAAATAATAATACTAATGCAACTAGCGGATTATTAGAAAATACCGGTGGTTTTTTTGGTAACTTAGGTAACATAAATCCAAACATTTTATTAGGGGCAAACATTATCGGACAAGGTATTCAAGGTAGAGATCCTTTTAGTTCTTTCATTCCGGCAGTACAACAAACAGGACAAGTACAAAGTCAATTTATGCAAATGGAAGAAATGAAAAGAAAAATGGAAGAAAACAAAAAAGCTAGAGAAACAGCTGATAAACAAAGATCATTCTTTGAATCTTTACCACCTGATCACCCATTTAAAAATGTAGCAGAAGCATTTCCGTCAGCTGCCGCACAAGGTATAATTAATTTAGAACTTAAAAAAATAACAGATGCAACAGATAACAAAAACGCACAAATAAAAGCAGCTAATGATTTAGTAAAAACTATTAGAGAAGATGAAAATAATTTCTTCAAAAATTACAATGACGATAAACAAGTAGAAACATTTAACGAATCTACAACACAACTTAAAAAAATGTTAGCGGCATTAGAACAAGACACAGGAGCCGGAGATGTGGCTGCTATTTTTGCATTTATGAAAACACTAGACCCTAATTCTGTTGTAAGGGAATCAGAATTTGAAGTAGCAGAGGGAACAGGTGGTTCAACATTATTAAGTTTTGAAAAAGCATTTCAAAAATGGCAAAAATTAAAAACAGGTGAAAGATTAACAGATAGAGAAAGAGAAAACTTTAAAAAAGCCGCTATTTCATTTCATAACGCATCTGAAGGTGCAATAGATAATATAAGAAGTGGTTATGAAACTATTGCGGAAAATAGAGGGTTAAATATAGAAAACATTTTTGTTGATAATGATTTAAGGCCTTTGTTTGTTCAAAGTACTGTACAAGATGGTCCGCCTACGGTAGCACCAACTAAAATAACCGGAAGACTTCCTAAAGGAACAAGATTAGTTGATTATGCAAATGGCGAATATTTCTTTAGATTACCAGACGGAAAAATATTTAAAATTAGAGGTTAATTATGGCTACAACTTTGGAATTTGTAACACAGCTTCCAAGCGATAGAAAAAAAGAATTACTAGCTATTCCAGAAGTACCAAACAAAGTAAGATTTCTTGTTGAAGCTGCACCTAATATGGCTTCTAAAGTTGCAACATTAGAAAAATTTTATGACAAAGTTGAACCATTACAAGGGAACAATTTTATAGTAACCGATAAAGACGGAAACAGATTTCAATTAGATAACAAAAATAAAACAAATTTAGCAGACGCAATAGACTTAGGTAAAGAAGCGGCAGAATTAGTTGGTTCTATGATAGGTGCTTCTAAAGGAGCTGTTGCCGGTAGTGTTGTTCCAGTTGCAGGAACAGCGGCAGGTGCGATTGTGGGTTCAGGTGCAGGTATGGCCGCAGGTGCTGAATTATTTGAAAGAGTAGGACAACTATACGGTGCAGAAGTTTTAAGAACTAATAAAGAATGGTTAGCACAAAGAGGAACGGATTTTGCGTTTGGTTCGGTAGGACAAGCGGTGGCACCCTTATTATTAAAACCAATAAAAGGTGCATTAACTGGATTTGGTAAAGCACAAGCAGCTACTAGAAAAAGATTACAAGATTACATAGACGCTGGAGTAACACCTTCTTTAGGACAAGTAACACAAAAAAGAGGTATGCAAACTGTTGAATTATTATTAGGTAATTTTCCAGGAAGTTCTGGTAAGATAGCTTCCGTTGCTGGAAACGCACAAAAACAATTAGGCGATAAAGTTTTAGCAACCGCAAAAAATTTAATTGGAAAACCTGTAATTCCAGACGAATCAATAGTAGGAAGAGCATTAAAAAATTCTATTGATGGTATAAATAATAGTCAAAGTTTTGTTGGTTTATTTAATTCTAAAGCCGGTACTTTGTTTGGTAAATTAGATAATTATATTAAAAAAGATGCTTTAATTGATTTATCAAAAGCAAAAGGAAGCACATTAAATACAATTCGTTCTTTAGCGGACGATATTCCAGGTGCTAAAAATGTAGGCGATCAACTTAAAAGCCCATTTTTAAGTGATTTATTAGAAAACATTCAAAAAGATATAACTAAAAATGGTGAATTACCTTATGCTGCTGTAAAAGCTATAAAACAAAAAATAGGTAAAAAAATGGCTTCTTTTGATTTAATACCTGACGTTGATAAAGGCCAATTAAAATTAATTTACAAAGCGTTAAGTGAAGATTTAAAAATAGCTGCTAAAAAATACGGCGGTACTAAAGCAGTAAAAGATTTAAATAATGCAAATAAATTTTACAATAAAGGATTACAAAGAATAGAAGATTATTTACAACCAATCGTAAATGCGGCCGACCCTGATAAACTTGTTATGTCTTTATTAAGTTCTGGTAAAGAAGGTGCTACAAGATTAAATGCCGTAAGAAATTCTTTAGCAAAAGTAAATAAAGCAACGGCAAATGACAACTATAAAATTTTAGTATCTAATATTCTTGAAAGACTAGGTCGTATGCAACCGGCTCAAACTTTTGGCGGCGATACCGTAATGACTGCCGGAAGATTTTCTTCGGAAACTTTTTTAACTAACTTTAGTAAATTATCCGATAAAGCAAAAGAAAGTCTATTTAAAAACGCACCATTTGGAAAAGAATTTCAAAAAAATTTACAACAAGTTTTAAATATAGCAGATAATATTAGAGCTAGTGGTAAAACTTTTGCTAATCCTAGTGGAACGGCAGATAGATTGGTCGGACAAGGTTTAATATTTGGTGGTGGTGCAACAGCATTTACAGGTAATCCGGCTTTTATATTATCCGTACCTTTAGTAATTGGTAGTGCTAGGGTAACGGCAGGATTAATGACAAATCCTAAATTTATAGGTTGGTTAGCACAAGGAATAAAAATAGCCGGTAACAAAGGTGCTGACGCTGTAATTCAACATTTAGGAAAACTTGGCGTCATTATGGCAAATGCGGATAGCGAAACAAGACAATTTATCTATGAATATTTACAAATGCTTCAAGGTAAAAAAGGCGAATAGTTATGTCAACGCAATCACAAAAAAACGAAAAAGAAATTATCAAACTTCAAGGGGAATTAAAATTAATACATAACAAGATAGACACTATAAAGAATAACCACCTACTACATATTGATTACAAAATTAATAACATTTATAAATTAATATGGCTGATTCTAACAATAAGCGTAAGTGGACTTGTGAACTTAGTAATTACCCTAATATCGCCTTAAAAACTTCAAAATCTGTAAAAGGTTTTACCAACGAATATAAAATAATTAACGCATTATCAAAAAAAGGCTATTGGGTTGCAAAATCAATAGACCCACAATGTCCGTTTGATATTGTGGTCACAGATAGAAATGGTAAAGTAACGCTTTTAGATATTAAAACAAATAGTTATAGAGATATAAATAATCCGAAATGGGAAAAAAAATCTAAAAAAATATATAGAACCCCTACGGATATACAAAAAAAATTAAATATAAAATTATTAATGTTAGACTATGAAGATTAATGAAAATACAGCGGTGGCCATGCCTATCAAGAACATGGTAGGAATCATCATCGCAGTCAGTATGGGCATCTTTGCTTATACAGAAATTACAGCAAGATTGACTTCTTTGGAGACATCTAGGGAATTGATGAATGCTGATTTATTAAAAGCTAGTGAACAAACAACGGTTGATAAAGAGCAATTTTTATTATTAGAGGATTTATACGAAACAATAGAAAAACATCAAGAATTGTTAGATAAAAATATTCACAATCAAGTTATGCTTAACCATGTTGAAACACAATTAGACAAAGCATTAGAAGATATTGAAAAACTAAAAGATAAAGTTAGAGAAAACGGAAAGAATTATTAAATGCAGGAGGTTGTTATTGCTTTACTATTAATTATAAACGGTGAAATAAAAGAGCACCGTATTCAAGATTCAATGTCCCAATGTCTCAAAGGCAAAAGGGTGGCTTCCAGAGGTTCTTCTAAATCAATAGAGTACCAATGCATCAAATCCCTTGCCGAAACAGAAATATACATGGGGGAAAAATCAATTAAAAAATTAATATTAGAATGATAGATAAATTTTTATATAGTTTTTTTGGTTTATTAGATAAATTTTCGGAACATTTAGATAAAGTATTTTTTCCTAAACCGAAAAAAAGAAAAAAGAAATGCAAAGATTGTAAATGCGAATGTCATTGTGAAGATACTTTACATGCACATTGGTACGATGGCGATCTTTGTGTTTGTGAAAACTGCAAACATTAAGGATTTTATGAGGCGATACTATGGAATATTTACTTATAAAACTAGAATGTTTATTGAGAAAGTTATATGGTTTTGTTTGGCGTCAAAGAATAAAATTTACTTTGAAACATCTTAAAAAAAGGAGATAGTTATGTGGTTAAGTGCAATCAAATTAGCTGTAAATGCCGGTTCACATATTTATAAAAAGAAAAAAGAAACACAAATGCGTATGGCAGACGCACAAATGCTTCATGCCGAAAAAATGGCAAAAGGTGAGTTAGAATACTCAGGTAAATTACTTGAAGCAAGACAATCGGACTGGAAAGATGAGTTTGTTTTAATCGTACTCACTTTGCCAATTTTAGTAATTGCTTATGGGGTTTTTTCAGATGATCCAGGTGCTTCTGCTAAGATAAAAGAATTTTTTGAACAATTTCAGCAACTACCATCATGGTTCACTAATTTGTGGATTTTGGTCGTAGCATCAATTTACGGAATAAAAGGCACACAGATTTTTAAAGGCGGAATGTCTAATAAAAAATAATGTCAGACAATCTTGAACTGATTAACGAATATAAAGAACAAGTTCGTATTCTAAAAGGCGAAGTAGCAGAGTTACAAGATGCCGGTAAGTCAAAGGATTCGGCTAATAAAAGATGTTTACAAAAACTAGAACATTCACAACAAGATTTGAATGAAGCTAATAAAAAAATAAAAGAACTTGAAGAAAAACTAAAAAAAGTAAAAGATTAACTATGAATTTTGTTTTAAATTTAATTATGTGTTCTGCCGTATCAAATAGCTGTTTGCCGCCATATAGATACCCAGATTTATTTGTTGACGGTTATTCTTGCATGATAGCAGGTAATTATGAATCAATAGAAAAATTAGAAGAAATAGGCTACGAAGACGTTAATAAAAATAAAATATTTATTAAGTTTTTATGTACGGAAGAAGCTGTAGTACCACCAAAAAAACCAAAAATAATAAGTTAATGTGGTGTGTGATATGGAAAAAAGACGATATTTATAGTATATTTACAAACCAAATTTTTGAATCTAATAAAAAAGCATTAGAATTTAAAAACAAACAAACATCATTTAGAAAAAAACATGATGCAAAAGTAGTACCATACGATTATAAATATTTTAAAGGAGTGAAAGAACATGAACTTGACAAATAATTTTTCTTTAAAAGAAATGACACAAAGCCAAACTGCTTTAAGAAACAATTTAAATAATACCCCTGACGAAAAACAAATAGAAAACCTACAAAACCTTTGCGAAAAAATACTTCAACCTTTAAGGGAACATTATAATTTACCTATAAAAGTTACTAGCGGATTTAGAAGCGAAAAATTAGCAACCATGATAGGCTCAAAGTCAACAAGTCAGCATTGTAAAGGCGAAGCGGTCGATTTTGAGATACCAGGTGTTGACAATAAAGAAGTTGCTACAAAAATAAAAAATGAATTTACTTTTGATCAGCTAATTTTAGAATACTACAATGATACCGATATTAACTCAGGTTGGATTCATGTAAGTTTAAAAAATACTACATTTGAAAACGATAATAGGCAAATGGCATTAATTAAAGACGAACAAGGCTATAAAGAATGGCAATAGACAAGTCTAAAATGAAATGCAATAGCCCCAAAAGGCAAATATCTGGCGGCAAAAAATTTGTAGTAAAAGCATGTAAGAATGGTAAAGAAAAAATTATAAGATTTGGTGATGCAAATATGACAATTAAAAAAAACAATCCGGCTAGAAGACGAAGTTTTAGAGCCAGACATAGATGCGATACAGCAAATGATAAATTTTCTGCAAGATATTGGTCTTGCAAAAAATGGTAAATAACAAACAACAATAGGAGAAAACTATGCCAATGGGAAAAGGAACTTACGGTTCAAAAAGAGGTAGACCACCTAAAAAAAATAAAAAAAAAGATAAAAAGAAAAAGAGAAAATAATGTTGACATCTAAACAAAAAACACTTCCGCCTGCATTAAAGAAAAAAATTATTGCGGCGAAGATGAAAAAGAAAAAAAATAAAAAGAAAAAATAATGGCCAAACTATGTGCTAGAGGCAAAGCTGCCGCAAAACGTAAATTTAAGGTGTACCCATCAGCGTATGCTAATATGTACGCTAGTGGCGTTTGTTCCGGCAAAATTACACCTGGCGGTAAGAAGAAAAAGAAGAAAAAAAGGTAATGGCTAAAAAGGGACTAAGAAGCTGGGTTTCCGAAAAATGGGTGGATATAGCTAACAAAAGATCAGACGGTAGCTTTCCACCTTGCGGAAGAAGTAAAGGGGAAAAAAGACGAAACTATCCTAAATGCGTTCCCCTAGCTAAAGCAAGATCAATGTCTCCTTCTCAAAGAAGATCCGCAGTATCAAGAAAACAATCTGCTGAACGTAAAGCAAGAAAAGGCAAGAAACCGAATTATGCAAGAACATAAACAAATCAGGCGTAGCTTTCGTTGTAAAGCTGGGATAGTAGGTGGGTAAAAAAAAGAAGATACAACAAATAGTTGATGTAGGAAAATGCAGATATTGTAAAAAAAATATTGTTAATACTGATTCTTTTGTATCTTTTTATAAAAGCGGACATGCACATTATAACTGCATGAAAGAAGATGATGAAAAGAAAGAAAAAAATAATTTTGATTGGTAATTAAGATTTCCAAAAATTCATAGCATTAATCAAGTAATCAGGGTCTAGTTCATTCTTCCATTTAAAGTTTTCAAAATCCGGTTGAATGTAATCTTTAATTACTTTAGCTTCATTACTTATAGATAATAAATTTTGCCTTACCTTACACCTTTGAATAAAGTTTGGTAGCCTAGACATAATACTTTCCGGCTTTAAATATTCGTAATTATCGGCATGAAAAACTTTAAAACTTTCTTCATTTATATAACAAATATAAATTGGTAATCCGGTAGCGTAATGGTAAAAATCCGTTTGCAATAAATGGTCGCTTGTTGGTGCATCAGGAAGTTTAGAAGTAAGCCATGATCTAGTACCGTCTTTCTTTACCCTACCTCTTTTAGGAAACTTACATTTATCCTCTATAATCATTTTACCTTTTAAATCGGCGTAGCCATGAACCGGAATTTCAATACCGTCAAATATTTTAAAGGTTTCTATTTCCGGCTTACATTCTTCAAAGTTAGGTATAGTTTTGTGTGCTTCATGTCCGTTAATAATCATTCTTTCAACAATTTCGCAAAAATGATTATAAGCGTCTAATTCTATCGGATCAGGTATTAAGGCTTTTAGCTTATCATTAACCGGTACAAAATTACTGTTGGACATTTTTAACTTCCCATTCCGGCTTTAATATTAATGGTTCGTCTAATTGTGGTATAAAAAAAGACAATGGTTTTTTTAAATATCTAGCTAGGGAAACTAATTTATCTAAAGGTATTTTATTTTGTGCTTTTTCGTATTTTTGAATTTGCTGGAATGTAATCCCTATTGCTTTACCTAGTTCCGTTTGAGTTACAAATTTACATGGTATTTTTCTATTAGGATTCATTGGGTAAATATTTCGGTTTTTATTGGTTCTAGCTTCTAATATTTTTTTTCCAATGTGTTTATAAAGTTCTAAATCGTCTTCTACGGTATGTTTTCTATGATTATTCATGTTTCCTTTCTTTTAAGAGATAAATTCCCTACACCCTAAATTCAACTTTCAATTTGTATAGTATTTTAAGTAAAAATACTATCTTGTTTTTGTTCCATATCAGCAATCTTTTCATGTAAGACAGGTAATTTTACTTGGTACTTACGAATCATTCTTTTATGCTTATTCATTAGAAGCACCAATCTGTCTTTCTTTGCTTTCAGATCCCTGATTTGTTTGGGATTTATCGTCATCATTATCCTTACTGACTATTTTTATATTTGCCCCAAGAAAACGCTTGTCAGTAATATTTATTATAGCGTCATCTTTAGGTGTTTTTTGTTGATATGCTTTTTCCGTAGCTTCTTCTACGGTTTTGCCAACAAAAAATTCTTTAAAATTAACAACTAATTCTTGTAAGCTGTTTTTTTCTACTTTAGCCATTTAATTCTATGTTTCGTCTATATCCTTTTAAACGCTTTATTTCTTTTCTTTGTTCTAACTTATTAATTAATACCGTTACCGAATTTTTACTTTTAAATTCTAATGCATCAGCCATTTCTTGATAAGTTGGATAATACTTGTTCTTTTTGACATATTTTTTAATAAAATTCAATAGTTTCATCATTAAAGGAGTCATTGGAACTTTTATTATATCATTAGCCATCTTTTTCTTCCATTTTAAGATTTCTATTTAATTCGTTATACCCATTGATGTCATCATAGGTATCTTTTTTATATTTTTTATTAGTTATTGAACGCCATAATTTAACAATAGTCATGCAAACGCCGAAGATATTGTTGGGACAACGAACTTGATAACCATTAAAAGCCGAAAGAATATTTTCTAACATGCCTTTAAAAACATAGCTTGTAGAACTAAAACTTCCGTATTGTTCTTGTTTTTCTTTCAAAAGTTTTTCAAGTTCTTTTGATATTTGATTTATATTTTTAATATTACTCATGTCCTAAATCATAATTAAGTTGTTCTTCATATCCCCAATAATAATTACCATTAATATCTTTACAATAATGACCGAACACATGATATTTTTTGTAAGTAACATAGGTTAAAGGTTCATAAAGTTTATGGTTTTTATTATCTACAAATTTAACATTATTATAAAATGCTTCTTCACAAGTTATAGGCCTTAATGTAAATCCAATAGGTATTTTAATTGCAGCATAACTATCGCC